GAACTCGACGACATTGAGCGTGCCGCCACCCGTTTCGCGCATACGAAAATATTTCCACGTAGAGGCAACATCGACGTCATACCATTGCCAGCGGTTGGCAACATACGTTGTAGCACCCGGTGCTATAACCTCGGTCCATGTCAGAAGATCGTTAGAACCTTCAAACTTGATGTTGAAGGAGCCAGACGTAGCCATCATCACGCCGACTGTTGTGACTATGGTGCCGTCGCTCGAACTGCTGCCGTAGTCTACATATATGTTACCGTTCGCCGTCGTCTGGGCGCATGACGTGCTCAGATCTCCGTCGAAGGCATAAGTGACAATGCCACCGGCGGAAGAATACTGAGCAACGCCGTTCTGCCTGAACAACCAGCGGTAGTTTGCATTCAGGATGTCAACGGTGCCATTTGGGGTAGGTATATCCGGCTGACCCAGGTACAGGGGCAAGATGTCCTTCTGGATGCACCAGAGAGGGAAGCCCTGATTGGCGAGAGAGGACAACATCAAGTAGAGATTGTCCTTCGCCGTGTCGATCATCTCTGAGGTGATTTGCTCAGGGACCATACGGCAACGCCGGAAGGCGTGATCAATCACCTTCCGGGTTTGGAATACGGTTGTCGATACAGTCCCTGATACGGTCATGTCAGCACTTGCTCATCGAGGTTTTGCCACCGCGCTTCATCATTGCAGGCGCGGACTCAGGGTTCGCTGCGCTGGCGGCTTTCGCCATTGCCATACGAATGGCGCCGACGTCAGGCTTGCCTGCGCGAGCCTCATTGACGCCTACGCCACGGCTGCCCATAGCGGGGCGATTAGCTGCCGCAGCAGCCATCGGACCAGCCCCAGTAGCGAGTGGTGAGATCATCGGGGCGCGAGGCCCAACAGGAACTCCGCGAGCCTGCTTCAACGACATGCCGCGAGGAGCCATGCCCATCGCCTGCAACGGTGAGCGGGAAGCAATGCCGCCGCTGGCCATTGGCGTTTTCTTCTCGCCCTTCATCGACTTCTCAATGGCGTCAGACTTCGCCATCTGAACCTTTTGGGCCATGCCGCCGCCCATCTTCTTGAGGGCGGCAGGCTTGATCATTTGCTTGACCAGCTTGCGATCCATCGCCTCGTCTTCGTGCTTCATAGCTCCGCCCTTTTTGAAGGCGGGCTTCTTCATCTGCTCCATCTCGCGATAGTAATTGCGATCACGGGATTGCTTGACTTTGCCGCTCTTGACGTCCTTCACGGACACCGAGGTGTCCTTGCCGCCATCTTCGTACTCAATCTTGCCGCCCATAGCCTTCTTTGACTTGCCAGCCTCGCTAAGTGCAATGGCCATTGCCTGCTTGGGGTTCGTGACCTCTGGGCCCTTCTTTGAGCCGGAGTGCAGTTTGCCCTCACCAAATTCGTGCATGACCTTGGCGACCTTGCCGCCGCTCTTATACCCACGCTCCAAACGTGCGCGCTCGTCAGCATCCATGATGTCGGACGCCTCGACGTTAGTGCCGGGGATGTAGTTCTTGGGCGGAGCCTTCTTCTTGGCCTCTGGCTTCTTCTTGCCATAAGACCCGCTCTGTATCGGAGACTTTTTCTCCAACTGAGCCATGTAGTCGTCTTGGTCGACGTAAGAGCCCTCAGCCTTCTTCATTGGAGGCTTCTTCGGCATACCGACGCCAATAAGCAGAACCATCTCTTTACCCTTGGGAGCCTTTGCTTCGCCGCCCTTGGCGTACATCTGGCCAGTCACCTTGGTCGCGCTGTCGGTAAACCCAGCCGCAGCCGGGAACTCAAAGTCCTTCACATAACGAATAGCCATGTCATTTCTCCTTTCGCCGAGCAACGGCGGCATTGTCAACGAGATTAGGATAGGGTCGGCCGGCTGCTGAAGCTCTGGCCTTAGCCTGTGATTTCTGTTTGTTTGATAGATGCTTGGGCTTTCCTTCGGGTGCAGGCTTATCCCAGAATGGCTTAACCTTGCCGCCACGGGCGTAGTCGCCATCAGGATTACCGCTGCCAGAAGAACTGAACCCAGCATCAGCCGGGAACGAGAACTCGCCATATCTTGGGCCCTTTGCCATCAGTTGCAATCCCACTTACGAAGCGACAACGCCTTCCGGGTCGGTCGGCCTTTGTCGTCCTTCATTGGCCCCGGCATGCCAGACATGCGGGCGCAAAAAGACTTACGGCGGTTGGCTGCAACTTCACTGCGCGCGGCTTGTTTCGCGCTCACGGGAGGCTTGATGTCGTGGCCTTCGGCGCGCAGAGACGCGCGCCCTTTGGCATTCAGGCCGCCTTCAGGGTTCTTGCCTTCGGCTCGTGTCCATGCACCGCCAGTTTTGTAGACTGGGGTCGCTCCACCCTTAGCCATACGCAAGCGGACCATAAGATCACCCGTAGGTTTTGATGCACTCAAGAACGATGGTGTACATATCGCCTGATGAGGCATCCGAAGTAGTAAACAACACGTCGCCGGTTACGCCGGCTCCAGCGTTGTTAGGGATGCCGCCGAAAGATGAGAGGTCCATCAGGTAGTTTGTATTCTGCGGGATCATCCAAGCGAATACGTCAGTAGTGGCATCAAAAAGGATGCGAACTTCCATGCCGTGAGTTGTCGCGTAGATTTTGTTCAGTTTCACGCCATTGCAGGCAATACCGAACGAGTTCGGGTTTAATGCCGAAACGTCTACCTTGACGACAGCCGTCTCGCCCGTACCGTCAGAGATGTTGGTGAACTTCTGGATGACGAGACGTTCGCCATCAAGAATTGTCTGTGATGCTACAGTGTCAGCCATGTGGCCCTCCTAAAGGAAAGTAAGGGGAGCCGAAGCTCCCCAGCTTATTAGGCGGGGGTGACGCCGACAGCGCCGGTCTGCGTTGCATTCGGGCCAGCCTGCAAGCCCGTGAGGCCGAGGGCAAGCACAAGGCGACGAGATCCGTCAGCCGCGCTGGACGGTGCGTAAGTGCCACGCACGTCGTTGGTGGTAGCAGTCGCAGGCGACGTGGTGTCGGCCGCCGCAAACGTACCGGCGTCGTTAGCCACAGCGCCAGCCCAGCCGGTGCGGAGGAGATAGCCAGCGTCGGTGACGCGATAGGGGAGGCCGAATACGTCTTCATTGCCAACCGTCAGGTTGCCAGTGAGAAGCGCGCTTACAGCAGCAGCCGTAATGGTTTTGAAAGACTTCTGACCGGCGACAAGCGTGGTACCGTTCAGCGCGATCGTCTCAGTCTGGGCTTGGCCCCAGTAGTCAGTGCCAGTGACTGTGACCGTCTGCGTTGTGTCGCCAGCATCCGTGCTGTCTACGTTGACTGTGCGGGCATAGTCAAAGGTGGCAACGCCGCCGGTCGCGGATGCGCCATTGATGGTTGCATTGCCAGCGGCGGCAACGGCCTGCGCCGCGCAAACGGCTGTAGCAGACTTGGCGGCCGGAACGATGTCGAAGATGTAAACGCGACCGAGGGGGCCAACGCCTGCGAAGACGGCGCCGGGGCCAGCATAAGAGTTAAGCTGCGGGCCGGGGGCTACGCCAATCCAAAGGTCGTCTGAAAATTGTGTCATGGGGTCTGCTCCTTGAAAAGTTTGACCGTTGATAGTTTCACATAAAACAAAGGGGCGGTCCAGCCGCCCCCTTGCCTTTATTTAAGAGGGCTTAGACGCCCGGCGTTCCGAACACGCCGCGCGGGTCGGTCCAGCCGAACGTATAACGCTCGGTAGCCTTAAAGCGCATGCTGTCGGTTTCGAAGTCGCCTTCCATGCTCTTTTCGAGCGGACGGCGCATCATCAACTTCAGACCTTCCGGCGCATCTGTCTCAATCCACCAAGCGGTGGTCGAGGTCAGACGAGACAGGTTAGCCTGGCCGCCGTCGAGGAGGCCCATCGACTTGACCGGGTTGATGTCGTTGTTCGCGGTGCCGGTGCGGAGAACGCTCTTGAGGAGCACTTCAGCCTGGAACACGTTGGACGGAGACACAACCAGCTTCGTCGGGGTCAGACGGATACGCTTGCCGTTGTTGTCAACAGCGTTGCGGACCTGAATGAGGATCTGCTCAAGCGAGGTCTGCGACAGCGCGGCGGCCGTCGAGAGCTGGTTTGAGAAGGTTCCCGTGACGATCGGATGATCGGTAGCGACAAGAGACTTGCCGTCACCACCCGGATACGCACCGTTAAAGGCGCGGTTCAGGATGTTGGCGCCCAGCGTCTCCTTCGTCTCGACCAGCG